AAAACAGAGACAACAGCCCCATAATGTTCGTCGCTGGTTGTTGCGCTGCTGGCGTCACTTGGGACGCTAATTTTGACTGCATAAACTTCTGAACTCATTTTTTCCTACGCTTTCGGTGCTTCTGATTTATATGGGTGATCTGACGGCAAGTTGCTTTCCAGCCCCCATTTGTGTGCCAAGTAACCTTCGACGATTTGCGAAGTAGCGGTATCCAAAGTGCCGGGTCCACCCAATATCTCAGCCACATCTCCGATCATTAGACCTGCGCCCACTCCTCTTGCACCCACGGTCCAATCATCAGTCATGCTCAAACTTGCAGTGTTGCTGTTACTGACGTCCATAGCACTGCCGTTGAGTGTTCCAGAGCAAGCAGAAGAATTTCGTCTACCTACAACCATCACAAATTCAGTTCTTGACCAGTTGCCGTTATTTTGCTGCATCGTTCCTGAACCAACAGCGAGAATCAACGCACCTGTTGCAGCCACGCGCAAACCAAATTTGGTTGCTTCAGCGCAATAAATGTCTTGAAGCGCACCATTGTTGGTTGACTTGAACACCGCAGCGTGCCAAGCATCTCCGGTCCCTACATCCAAATCGTCAATGTCGCCGTTTGAAACAAGGTCGTTCAAGCCATCGAATCGCACTACCGGCAAAGAATTCAATTCGTCTGTTTGCAGAGTTGGCCGTCGAGTGTCAATGGCTTGAGCAAGATTGTTGCCGTTTCCGCTTGAGTCAGACCAAGCAGGGATTGCACTGCCGTCTTTGCCTGAGAGGCTGTCGGCCTTGTACCACAGCGCTAAAAGCCCAGAGTCCAAGTTTTCTGGGGACCAGTCAACTTGGGGGGAGTAGCCGCAGGGCAGCAAAGTTGTGACACGCCTTGCGCTCATTAGCGAACCTTGCTCATTACCCAGTCATAGAGCGGGCGACCAGTCACCCCGCCGAGGACGTAGAAGAAGAAGAAGGCTCCGGTGCTGGCGAAGAACGAGTCGAGCCAAGAGGAAATAGTATCCATCGGTGTTTCCATAACTTCCAGCCAGAACCAAGAACCGTTGCTGTCGCCACCACGCCGCTGGCTATCGCCGTGGGGAGAAGGATGTAGTCTGCATAGCGCTCCACAATGAACGCCAGCAGAATCAGACCTACACCTGTAATCATCGGAAGTCCGCCCCGAATTGGCAGACCTATAAATCTTGTCACAGTCATCAGAACTAGCCCGCCCAAGATGGAAATCCCCCCGACCCAAACGAGTGGGTCGAGGGGAGTTTGTAAAGGGGGAGGCGTTGCCACCTCCGGGACTTTCGTCAGATCAGCCAGCGGACTGGTCTTGCAAGACCCGAGACTCAAGAGCAGCAATGCGGATTTGATGATCCACGCTGTGCTTTGCAAGTTTGTCAACCGTTGTGTCAAGTCGCTCAATGCTCCTAGTTAGGTTAGCCATACTTGCTGAGAGTCGGGCAAATGCCCAGACAACCCCGCCGACCACGACAACAATGTTGCCGACTGCCAGCAGGATCTGCCAGTCCATTAGCGTGCCGCAACGACCATCACATAGTCGATAGCGACCTTGCTTTCAGCGCCAGCAGTACCGTTTGCGCCCGCAGCAACAACACCGAGCAGTTCATCTGTCGGAATGTTGGTTTCTACGGTAGCAATCAGTTCACCATTGACCCAGCCCAAGACCTTATTTCCGACGTAGGAGAACCCAAGCCGGAGGAAGTCAGTGACACCAAGAGCGCCAGCCACATCCACAACGTCTTCGATGGTGGTTGCGGTGTCGTCTTTGCGCACGACAAAGTCAAGGTTGCCAGAACCATCGGTCACAAATCCAATGAAGTCATCGGACTGGAACACTGAAGTAGCGGAGAAAGCAGCAGCGGAATCCGCGTCTGCTTGCATACCAACAGCAGCAGTGTTCATAGCATCGGTAGAAGAATCGCTGGAGAACCGGACGCGGGCTTCAAAAGCCATATCGCCCTTGGTCAAATCAACAATGTCATCAGTACCGAACTGATAACCGTGGTGGTTAGTGCTTGCACCAGCACCGACAACAATCACACCGCCATGCTCGCCGTTGGGGGCTTCGGTAGCGGTAGCAGAGTTGAGATCAGTGAGAACGAAAGCACGGGACTCCGCATCAAGAACGAAGTCATCAAAGAAAGTAAAGGTTCGGAAGGGACGGTCAAGACCCGACAAAATTGGGAAACCGCCAATCGAACCACCATCATATCGAACAGTCATCTGGGTTCACCTCACGACTTGTTGAGAACGAAAAGACGACGACGATCAGTACACATGTAGTTGAGCGTGCAATCCACGAACACTTGCGAAGTGGTGTGTTGACCCGGCACGGTGGTCGGGCCTTCTTCGCGGAGGTATTCACCGGAAAGGAAGACTGGCTTCAGGACGCCCCAGTTGATGCCGTAGACCGGATCATTCGTTTCGCTGTCCAACTTAGGAACATACTGGACGGGGTTTTGACGGAAAGTGAGAACGCCGTCCTTGGAAGCGATGTCGTTTCCGAGGTTGTCGTTCTGGGCTTCCAACACTTCTTCCAATCGACCGATCACATCGTAGTTGGTGTAATAGCCGTAGTTGTTGCCAGTGTTGTAGGAAGCGTGAGGAACAGGAGACTTGAAGTTGGTGAAGACCGCTGCCTTACGCCACTTGCGGACCAAGTCAGTCTTGTTGATGTTCGTGTACAGCGCGTTGTAGTTGCGCCAGCCAGAGAATTTCTCAAGGTCTGAGTTGATGCCAGCAGAGTCGCTGAAGCCAGATGGGTTCTTACCATTGAAGCCTTCGCCCGAAGTAGCCGGAACAATCCAGTATGGAATGCCGTAAGGCTTGAGCGAATCGGAGGAAGCAGAAGGAGCCGACCAAAGGTTGGTTTCCATGAGTTCCGCCATTGAGATCATCGCATCGGCACGACGAATCTTGACGAGTTCCACGATCCGCGCTGGGTCAGCGTTCATTTGGATTTCGCGGCGCTCGAAAGCGTAGTTGGTCGTGCAGTGTCGCCACGGAATGTTTGCCGTGGTCATCACGTCTGCGATGTTCACATTGTCGGATTCATAGAGGCCAACGTTCTTGGCAGCCTCTGACTGTGCGTACATGACATTCCATTGAATGCCAGTACCTGATTGATACTGAGCCTTGTACTTCTGAAGAACGTTAGGGAGCGCAACATAGTCCGTAAGGGACGAAGCGATTTCCGTGAACTTCAGACGGCCCAGATCTCTGAGGGTGATCGTAATAAGATCGGTGATATCACCGGCTTGCAGTGCCATTTAGATATCCTTTCAAAACTGATCGTCTTCAATGCCGCCCAGAAGACCAGCCTGCTCCATATACGCTCGAACACTTTGCTTGGCCGCAGCCTCTGGGCTTAGTGATCTTCCGCGCCTTTGAGTAGGCATAGCCGTAAATCCTTCACGGCGAGAGTTGATATCGGCCCGCAGGCCGTTTTCACGGATGGATGACATTTCCTCTCCGAAAGCCGTTTGCAACGCCATTTGCATCAGCACCCCATCATCGGGAATTTCCCGATCAGTTGCCTGATAGCCAGCGGCAATCGTGTTCATTTCTTCGAGTAGGATCACCCGGTTTTCAAGATATGTCGAATCATCTGGCAAATCTGAAGTCGGGGCATCCCCAAACAAAGATTTGATAGAAGAGTCACTAGTAATCATCTGATCGAACGAGGACTCAACTTCTGCCATTTTGGAAGTTTCTGAGAAACTGTTGAAGTTTTCAAAAGCCTCTTTGTATGCGCCGAGTTTCTCGTTGATCTGTTCTGCGAAGCCCTGAAGCGCAGACTTGACTTCTTCCGGCAAGGAGTCGTCCAACTCGATGCCGAGTTCTTCCAGAGCCTCAAGGTCAGGGTTGGCTTCTGGCTCTTCTTGCTCTCTGCCACGGCTGAGGACTTTGATTGCGCCTTGGATAGCCTCAAGGCTTCCAAGTTCTTCGAGGTCTTCATCACTCAGGCCAAGTTCAACTGCTGCTTCAGCAAGGGCTTCAAGTTCTTCGTCGCCCTCAACTTCTTCAAAGTCTTCGCCGTCTTCGGATGGAAGCGCCTGCTCACCATCTTGCGCTCGATCCTGAAGATACTTAGCCATGCGCTCTTCAGCCATGTTGCCGGGATCTTCAAAGTCAAGTTGTTCTGCCGCCTGCTCTTCAGGGGTCAGTGGAGTTTCTTCTGTGTTTTCTTGTTCGAGTTCGTCGCTCATTTACCTCACCAAGTTTTGCACGCCCAATACCTTGCTTTTGTTCTTGGGCCGGGGTTTGCACAGTTGTGACGAGCGCGGAAATTTTTGCGCCGTCCGGGGATATTCTTCTTGATCTTCATGTTTGGGTCGCCAAACCGAACAATCTTTGTCTTGCCACCATCCTTGACATACACCTTGAACTTTTTGCGCTCGCCGGGTGTACGCATGATCTTGCCGATAGGAGGGTTCTTTGGTTTCTTTTCAGCCATCACTGTACCCTCCGTTGCGGTCGTGCATGTTGAACGCCTTGAGATGCGCAGCGCGATGCTGCCTGCTGGTAAAGATTGCGCGCCCATCCTTGGTGTAGTTGGTATGGACACCCTGCTTGGCTGCGTGCGCCTGCATCTCTTTGATCTGCGATGGGTGACAGCCAGCGCCATCTGACTCGATAGGTTTGCGCCACAGGTCATTCACGTTGGAGTGACCGGACATCTCGACATCTACCCGCCGCTTCAATGTCTCACCATCTAGCGTTGGGTTCTTGTCGAACGACTCCATCTCTGCGATCGTCATGATTCGCTCGATGATTTCACCGTTAGGCTTTTCGTAGCAATAGGTTGGCATTATTCAGGTGTCCTCAAAATTGACGCGGCCTCACTGTCTTGTACCCCTCGCCCCGTCAGGAGCAAGCGGCTCATCATCTCGTCTTGGCCCTGACGAGTTGCGCCCGGCTTGTTGATCCGGACGGACTCAGTGCGCTTGACTGGGGGCTGGTTGCTGGCGGCAACGGCTTTGTCTTCCGTTGTCTGAATGGAGCCGCCTTGCGCATCCACGACCAACTCGGTGAGTTCTGGGATTTGCGTGTACTCGCCAAGCAGATCCATCAATCTTCGGGTGTCGATGGACAATCCTTGCTGCTGCATCATGCCAGCAAGCGGGGTCACGAACTGTCCCATGACCTGCGTCAGAGCCTGCAAACGCATACCCGGCGTGGTTTGCTGCATCGAGTGAGGCTGGATCTGGAGGTTGAAGTCGATGAACTCGCCTTCTGCTTTGCGACCTTCGTACACAAAAGGAACCTTGACTTTGCCGGACGGCCCCACCGCCTTTTCAAGTTCGAGTTTGACGAACTTATCTGCGAAGAGATGCTCTCCGATTGCAGAGCAAACCCGGCGGGTAAAGTCGATGGTTGCGTCCTGCATGTCAGCCATACGCTGTGATGCAGACTGGATCATCATGCGGTCTTGACCAACAGTGTCGCTCATAGAACCAAGCCCACCAAGAGCGTCAAGGTTGCCACCGAGGTAGGTAAACAGGTTTTTGGTCTGGATCATGAACCCGAGCGCTTGCTGGTCAATGCCACCAAACTTGAAGGTCTTGACTGAATCAGGGTCGTCAATGCGAACCATCTCTCCGTCCGCAGCGTCACGCACGTTTTCTGCATCTTGTTCAGACGAGCCGCGATACCCGATAATATCTTTCTGCCGCTCAGCCTGACGGGCAAGTTTGCGGAAGATATTGTTGGTGAGTTGGTGCATGTCGATCAAAGACGCAACTGGCGGCAGCGGCATGGTGTTGCCGGGGACATGCTCGTACGAAAGAATGTGATATGGCCCGAAGGTTGGGCCATCCCAATCAACAACTCGGATTAGTTTTTGCGGAGCGCCAGTATCGTCAGCCGCAAACGTTACGACTTTTTGCTCTTGCGGCAGCCACATTTCCCAGAGTTCGCAGTATTCATACGCTTCGTCTTGGATGTTGCTTTCATCGCTGCCGATGCCTTGGGCTTTCGTGTCGCCATGTTCATTGAACCTTTGTCTGCGGACGGGCTTGATGTCCTCGGTGTTGGTGTAAAGATCTGATCCCTTGACCGCATGCAGGGGCAGTCGGAAACGGTTGCCCATGTACGAACACTCGTTGAAGTTGCGGGCAGTCATGTCATGAACCCAGTCATCGAGCGAGACGGTTTCTGCATATGGCTGGCCTGCACGCAGCAAGAACCCACGAATTGAATGCTCGGGTTCACACACTCCGGTCTTGACAATGCCCATACTGAACAGCGCATCGACTGTTGCTGCGCGCAAAGTGTGTTCAAAGTCCAAGGCTTTCATGAGGTGGTTCAACGCCAGTTCAAACTCCTTGGCAAAGATCTTGTACTCCTTGCGGTTGGTGGTGACGTTGATGATGGGGCGACGGCTGGCGAGTTGTCGCGTGTAGGTGTTGACTGCAAGTTCAATCAGGTTGACCGGAACTCTATTCTGGCTTCCTGAATCACTGTAGTTCTTGCCTACATACTCAGATAGCGCACGGATGCGGTTCTGGCGAAACGGCTGCAACCGGCGTCGGCTGTGGCTGATCGCGGACAAAAGGTTCTTGACCTTGATATTGCCGATCTTATCTACCATTGTGACTTCTCAACTTTGCGTTTCTTTCTTTCTTGGCGTCGGTACGCGATGCTGCCAAACTCGCTTTGTTTCTCTTCTTTTATCATCGGAGTAACTGGGCTACCAAGCAGTTTGACTGCCAAAGCATCTGCAATAACCCTGTCCCCGTGGTTGTCTCTGGCCCCGGAAGGGTCACTTGACATGCGGGAGCGGGAGTGAACAAGCCCACCGTTGGTGCTGAAGATGTATGCGCGCAACTCTTTGACCGCTTCTCTGGACAGGTTGAGCGCCTTCTTAGCGTTCAGCATCCGGCGGTAGTTGCCGAGCAGGGCTATCTTTTCTTCCTTGGTGCTGTACCAGCCGGGGATCGCTGACGTCTTGCCGTTGATGGCTTTGTCGTTGCGCCGGAAGTAGATGTTCCCGTACCCAACTTCGTTGACGACATCTCCAAAGATTCGACCCGGCCCGTTTGCTTCCCATATCAGCGTTGCGCCTTCCCTGCTCTTGCCCTTGAAAATCCGGCATACCGCCACAACCGCCCGAGCAAACTGATCGGGGCGCAAATCGGGCGTAACCATCTCAGCAACCTTTTTGCCATCTGAACGCCGATATACGGAGGCAACACTGTTAGAAGACCCAGTGCCTGTAGCAACATCAACACCCACAATGTAGTCATCGTCAGGGTTGGCTCGTCCATCTGTAAACTCCGTCCATACGCTCAGCATGCCTGACTTGGTTTGCACAGCCCTAATCGGCACGCCTGCTGAATCATTCTCGATGTTCATCCGCATTGTAGGTGGTTCAACCGCTTGCATGCAGCGATCAACAAGTTCATCAGGAAAGAACAAGTACTCTGACCCTGCAAAGTCCATGTCAAGTTCCTGCGCAACTTCGACAGGGTGGGTACGTCTAAAGATTTCACGCTCGTACCAAGGGGAGGTTGGCTTGCCATCAGCGCCAATACTCATGCCTTGGTTTTTGCGCGGGTCTTGCGTCCAGTGAAACTT